CCTATTTCATGATTAAATACTCGACTTGCACCATTCGATACTCCCTGAACTGTTGGTATTGTAGGTGTAAAACTAACATCAAACTCTGTAGCGATAGGTTGATCAAATAAGTGAGCTCCAGTAAAAGTCGTTCTAGCTAATGAACTTGTAGTCCAAGTTTGTTCTGCATAATTAAAAGTTACTTGTCTATCTATATAGCTTGAAGTAGAGGATGCGTAAAACCAAGAAATCTCTGAAAATAAAGAATTGTGGGCTGCATAAGTTATTTCTGAACCACTAGCAAAATTAAAACCTGGTGCATTATCATTAGTTTGAAATACAAAGTCTTCTACTAGTGATGGTAAAGCTTTAACAGTACCGTCAAACATAAAGAACCCACCTGAATCTGAAATCCAGTAAACAGCCCCATTAGCGTATACTATTGAATGTTGTCCAACACATCCACAGTTTGAACCCACTTGTCTAATACTAAAGGTAAAAGGAGGGCCAACAAACTGCATAAGGTATGCAGATGTATCAGTCAAAATTAATATGTAATCTTTTGCTTTTGCAGCACCTATAATTTTGGTACCACTATCTATTCTAAATGAACCCGCAGTGTTAACTGATGTTGCTGTATAGTCTGTTAAAGATTCTTGATCTGAGAATCTAATAAACATTTTATCTTGTGTTGATGCTGAACCTATAGTTGTTTCAGTCCCTAAAATAATTAAATGTCTATCTCTATCTGACACAATACTCATTACAGATTTAGTCGGTGCTCCTGATATTATAGTTGCTCTAGCTGTTATTCCTGATCCTCCGTCCGGATCCCATGAGAAAGTAGCTCCGTTTTTAATAGTTGCAATTAATAATTCACCATAATTATCTAACGACCATGAAGCTGGATCTAGTATTGCAGTTGAAGTAGCTCTTGGTGTACCCCAAGTAGAAGCTCCGTATAAACCTGTACCAAAACCATAACCAAAGGCTTGTTGTAAAGGTCCTATTTTATAGTATGGTTTACTATCAAGAGTTCCATCATTTGTTGCGCCCGTTCCTGTTTCAGCAGTAGGCATTAAAATAGTAAAAGTTGTAGTAGTTGCTGCTAGTTGTACTTCAAATAAAATATCATCAAAGTCAGTAGCTGTATAACTTGTCTGCCCACCTGTAAATGACCCAGCATTATCAAAAGTTAAAAGATCACCTGGCTCTAGATCGTGAGGCGAGGGCGTTGTAATTGTAACCGTTGTTGAACCATTAGTTGTAGTAATGTCGCATCCGGTTCTTGCTAAAGCTGCATCAAAAGGTGTAACGTCATAGTAGTCATCCCCATTGTAAATGTATAAAATTTTGTTTGTACCGATAGCTAAGAATTTTCTGCCATCTAAATCAGCCCAAGTATGGGATTCACGTCCCGCGCCCACAAGCTTCTTGTCCATAATTTCTTGCCAACCGCCTATTTTTTCAGGCATCCCATATCTAAATCTTACAAAATCGCCATCTACCCATTGGTTTTCAGCCCCTGAGTCAGACGCTTGTTTATTAAAGCCTGGTTGAAAATTTACTTTTTGTAATGGCATGTGGGTATTATACACTATATACCCTAATCTATAAAGATTAGTAAAAATCGCTATTAAAGGAGATTATAGTTTTTCTTTTACCATTTTTTGTTTTTTCTGAAGTATGTTGAAACATTGCAGGAAAGGTAACAAGATCACCTTCCTTAGCCTCTAGATTAAATGTCTTTTTTCTATTTAATACAGGCTTAATCTTTGTGGTCATATTCTTATCAGGCAACTCTAAATAATATACGTTTGCAAAATTAGTTTTTGCATGCCTATGCCATTGGTGAGAGTCGTTTTTATAATATTGCTGAAACCAACCATTTTGTATTTCACAAGTCTCTTCTTTCAAAAACATTCTCATCTCCTCCATGTAAGGTCTTAGTACCTTATAGAAGTAATCTAAATAAAGTCTTTTGTAATCTCTCGGTAAATTCCAATCAGTATGGGTAATGTTCTCATAACTATTTTGTGGTATTTGATCTATGAGTTCTAAAAGTTTATCTTTGATTTGCTTGTGTTCTTTGATCCTCGTTACAAGATAAAAGCTATCTATTGTCTTTACTTTATTCAAAACTGTACCATCCTGTTATTATACATTTGTTTTTAAATTCATTTATAACTCCCACATGTGAATGAGTCCAATCCGTAGGCCATATTAAAGTATTACCAAGTATGCACTCCGATTCATAGTTTTGTTTTGGCCAGATAGTCCCTGCATTATCAAGTGTAGTTAGATAAGTCATAAATACCAAAACTCTCTTTGATGCATCTACACAACCTCTTTCGCAATGCACTTTTTTAAATCCTTGACCAGGTTTGTAATATTGAATGTTGTAATCTTCAACAAGACTCCATTTTTCCAAAAGGGTGTCTACCTCTGAATATCTACCTCTATATTCATTTATACATTTCTGTAATCCTATTTTGTATTCATTAAATGGATATTTATTATTTTTCACAGAGATAGGTATCTCTGTTGATGTTTTTACTTCCTCATTAAAATCTGTCTTTAGATGTTTGTTTTCATTATCTAAGTAATATTTATATATATCTTCACAAACAGTCTTATTTATTTTAGATTCATATATAAAATTATCCATTAAGGAACCACTCTTTGAGAGCTAGATAAATTTGGGTTTAATTGTTTATCTTTGTGCCACAACTCATGCCAAAATGTTATGTATGTATATCTATCTTCTTTTGATCTTGAGAAAAAATTTTCTGCGGCATGATACTCCATAGCATCAAACATAACACATCTATTGTATTCAGAATTAATAAAGCATGTCTTTTTAAATTGTTTGTTGTTTTCATCCCTTATAACTTTGTAATGATCCTCTTCTTTTTTAGAAATTTTATCACCACTATTAATTATTTGTAGATAAGATCTTTTGTCAAAAGTAAAATTGTTAATATCTGGAAATGGTACAATTGGTTTAAATAAAGATGTTCCTGCATCTAAATCTTGATTTAAATATAGTATTGATGTTATTTGAGAATCTTGATCAACATGCACCCATCCGTCTATGAGATTTGGTGGAACACGTTGTAAATATGAGGTAGCATTAAAAGATATATTTCTATAATCATTTGGGTAAAGCAAAGCTAAAGTTTTTAAAGCTATGCCTTGAAATAGATTATTATTTATTTCATGTATTGGATCAGTCCTTGAACCAGGGAAGTTGATACCTGGACTATATTCTAAAGTTTTTGCATATTTTCTTAATGAATCAATACCACTATAAAAATTGTCAGCAACTATTAAAGGCCAATTCATTTATCTACCACCATGTTCCATGTTAAGTTTTCGAGCAGATCTTCCATCAATATATCTTTAAGATTGTTTTCTTTAATATATTCATGAAGCTCTTCTATGTCTAGTATAACCCATTGCTTTTTAAAATCAAACACCATTTTTTCTGCCTCTGTTTTAAAAGAACCAACCTTACCTTCAGAACCATCTTTAAATTTCTGTATAGGAGATAAATCAAATTTGTATGATTGATTTGTTTTCTTGTGTAAAATACCCTCTATGTCCCAACTTGATTTAATTTGAGGATATATTTTACCTTTTAATAATTTTGTAAAATCTTCTACCATTGGTTACCAAAGAAGTTAAAGTTTACTACATATCTTTTGTGAACATCAGTTTGATAAATAACATTATGTTTTATTTTTGTAGAAAATAATAACATTCTATTCTCTACACTTTGTATAGATTTATTTACACCTGGTAGATTTAAGACTGTTTTGGCATTACATGTAGTTAAATAGAATATACCTGTTGTCGCTTTGTCATATAAGTAATCATTATGAAAAGCTGATTCTTTAGCATCCTCATCTCTAAAGGTTAAATTAGCTCTAATTTGAATTAAGGCTTCTGCTTTTAATTGTTTAATAAAAGGTGGCATAAACTCATAGAATGAATCATGGTTAGGTGCATGGTCGTTGTAAAAACAAAAAGAAAAGAAACCGTTTTTGTTTTTAGTATTACCCATAGTAGTGTCGATACTTCTAAAATACCAGGGTACTGTTTCTGATTTAAGATATGTCGAGAACTTATTATAAGTGTCCTCATCTAAAAAATTATCTATTACTTTATACTTTGTTTTTGAAGTCAACGGGAAGTCCTAAATGTTTTCGATTATCAAATATATTTTTAGTTCCACTACTTAAACGATTGTAATGTAAAAACACTTGTGCACATTCTCTACCTTCAAATGGTTCTCTCCAATGTTCTAAATCACAACCTGAGTATATAAGCATATCACCAGGTAGTAAATTAACTTTTACTTCCTTATTATTTTTAGATGGTTGGTAACTTTGAATTTTATGTATACCTCTTTTTTTACCATATACGTGTCCAGCTTTTATGTCAGGGTTCAAATAAATAGGCCAAAGCTGTCCACCTAAATTCATAGTGACCGATACTTCACAACTTATTCTATCTTTATGTCTTTTTAAAATGTCACCCTTTTTATAAACTCTCGCATAAGAATATGTCGGTAGAAGTTTATCCTTAATACTTTTCTCAATAATAGGCTGGGTTTTCAATAACAAAGCTTCCATAGCTGGGTCACCATAAATAGAAAAAGTATTTGGTACTTGTGGGTCTCTAAAAGTACCCCACGCTGTTTGATCTTTGTGTAGATATCCTTGGTAAAACATTGTGGCTGCAACTTGTTTTTTTATTAAAAGATAATTGTAAGCAAATTCTGCAAGCTCTTTAGGTATAGCTTTTTTGATTATAGTGTATTTATCTTTTTTAAAACTAGCCATAAAATATACCAAATGATAATATTATTCTTGGTGTCAGACCTATCGCCCTGTGGTTTACACCTTTGTTAATATACAGCCTATCACCCTTTTCTAATAAAATTTCTTTGCCATTTATAAAATACATTGTTTTACCAAAAGCTCCTAAAATATTTACAGACTCTTGATCTTTATGATTATCCCCTCGTGCACCTCTTGCAAAAGAAAAAAACAAATCAAGAGTTGTTCTTTTATTATCTTTATTAAACATAGTATTCATCTGATTATACATCTCAGTAAAGAAAGCCTCATCTTGGATATTTCTTATTTGAAATATACTATCTAACAAATGATTCTCAGGATAATTTGCCATGACCCTACTCTGAAAGTTATTCTCAGCCATTATTTTACTTAGTCTGTTGAAGTCTAATTCTTTTTTAAATTGTAAAAAGTTTTTTTCTAAACGATAATCCATTTATTTGAATGGATACCCAAGATTCCATATAACTAATGAGTGTCTTATTCCTTTTGTTACAGGTTTTACTCTGTGCCAGACATGACTTGGGAACACAACAATACTACCTTTCGATCTGATTTCTTTACAGATTTGTCTGTTAGGTTTTTTATCAGGGTTTGTATTTCTAAAATCAAACTCTAGATCACCACCATTATAATCTTTGTCATCAGAAAGGGAGACTGTTACAGATAGTTTTCTTATCTTACCTAATGTATTTTTATTTAAAGTTGTATTATCAACTCCTGTTCCATATGGTACTGGCCACGCATCACAATGCCATCCATAGTGCTGACCCTTTTTGTATTTAGTAAACTGACAAGTTTCGCTGTAATCCCAATCAAAGTTCCAACCAGCTTGTTTGTTTGCTTCATGAATATAAGGTTGAATTGCTTTGTATATCCATTTGTTATCCAACCAAGCAACATTGGAGATACGTAATTTTTTTAAATCTAATAACTCTTTCTTCTTAATACCTTTCTTAGGATTAATTCCTCCTGTAAGAGCAACTTCATCTTGCTTAGCTAAACCTGTTTCTACTATCCTGTCACATATTTTTGCAGGTATTACAGATTTGAAATACCAATAATAATCATTTAGATTCATAACTAATTTTTAATATGTAGTTGGTTAAACTAGATTCGTTTTTTGCAATACGATAAATTGTTGTACTAGGAAAAATCATATAAGAGTTTTCATGAAACTCTTTATTGTGCCATCTGTTTTTTATTCTATTGTCATCATATTCTAAAACAATATTACAAGAATCTTTTTTAATTTTGACCCCATATAATAATACAAAATCAGTGGCGTCTTTAAGATTCATAGGATCAGCTTCGATCATGTTTTCTGTTTGAACATCTTTTCCAATTACAAGACCAGACACTTCTCTACGAATAAGAAATTTTTTATGATGTAGGTTGAAATAATCTTGTATATATTTATCTAAAATATCTAAATTTCTAGAATAGGCAAAAGGTTTATCAGAAGTATGGTAATCAATTATATCTGCTCTCAAAGATTCTGAATTAAATTCTAATCCTTGGGGTAACTCAAGATTACCACTATAAACTGCTAATTCTGAAAGTGTTGTTTTATTCATAACTGACTATCAACTTTATAATATTTTTGACAATTTTTGTCAACATAATCTAAAACTATCCATATAACCATAAGGAGGTACAGGCACAAAATTACATGCTATTGAGTATCTTATCTGGGTATCAAAACTTTTAGATATTCTATGATACATGGATGATGGAAATACTATCAACATTTTATCTTTAGGTTTAATAGACCAGAAGCTAGAATTAAAATGATTATATTCTTTAGCCTGTAGATCAAAATTATGACTTGTCCAATTGTTGTTGTAAAATAAAATATCAGAAAATGCATCTGAACATTTATTATAATAGACTGCAGAGTACATACTATTACAATGTTTATGTCTTTCTGATTCTTCCTGATTATTACAAATAGTAGCCCATGATGTGGTTACTTCAAACTTTGTTTTTTTATATTGAAATACGTTTTCATTGTATGTGTGTATACAATGTAAAATTTTCTTTTGTAAAAACTTTAAATTTTTATTCTTAAATAAAAAAAGATTTTTACTTATGCCTGCTCCACCGCCTTGGTTTGTAGGACCATAATCTATATTTTGTAGAATTTCTTCTATTTTATCTTGTTGTTTTGTAGATATATTAAGTGTGAATATACTAATAGGTGTAGCAAAAAGTGGTATCACTAAAGACATGTGATACCTGTTTTAGATGAATTATACTAATCCGTCAACTAAATCCCAAGACTGATTGTCTTCATTCCAATTATATTTCCAACCATGCGTACCATCTAAATTTTGTTGTGATTGTTCAGCTGTTAGTACTGGTTCAGCACCTGCAGGTGAAACCCAACTTGCAGTCGGATTATCTTTAGTCCATGATGCATACGGTTGAGGTGACCAAAATATTTCATTAGTTGCATCCCAAGTAAAACCAATACAAGCGAAGTTTCCTCTAAAAGGAGTACCTTCTAATTTATGTTGGTTTGCCCAAGTATTGTAAGAAGTTTGTACCCAAAGATTAGCTGGCCAATTATTATGTGTCTCTAGGTGAGCTTGTCCTGCAGCTTCATTAGAAGCGTCTTCGT